GATGGGTACAAACTTGCTGTACTGTAGACCCATCTGCTTGCCGTCATCAGTGTGGCTAGAGACTAGATTGGTTTTGTTGTCTTTGTTGTAACCTGCTGCTTGCTCTAATGCTTCTACTTCTTGAGCCTTGAAACCAATGTCCAGCCAATCTTCTTTGTGGGTGCCGTCTGGAGTCTGGTCGTTAATATCATAGTCATCAGCAGTCTTGTCACCGTACTTAGAACGTTTGTCCCACTTGTAAGTAACAGGTGCTAGAGCTTTTACAAAGTCTAAGCCAAGGTCTAGGGCAGTGAAGTCTGTCTTGTCTCTTGCATCAGAAGCAGCAGTAACGTCTTGTTGGCAATTAAATGTCGCAATGTTTTCATCGCCAAGAACGATAAGGTTACTGGCTGTTGTTATATTACCGCCCGGGCTTCCTGAGCGTCCTGAGTCTGTACCTAAGAACATATTGTTACTACCGCTAGTAAGAGCATTACCTGCCGCTTGGCCCAGAGTTGTGTTATTGTCACCAGTGACAGCTGCGGCACCCATACAATCTTTACCAACGGCGGTGTTACCACTTCCAGTTGTAAGAGAATCTCCTGCAAGAGCACCTATGAGGGTGTTAGCTGTGCCTGTGGTTACTGCTGTACCAGCACCATGCCCTACTGCTGTGTTAAACGCATCTGTAGCACTTGTAAAGTTTTGCGTCATTAATGTTGCTGTACCTAGCGCAACAGACTTACTACCTAGCGTATCGGCAGTTAATGCCTGATAACCTACAGCTACATTTAAGTCAGCATCCGTTAGCGCATCACCTGCCAAAGCTCCAATGAGGGTGTTGCTGATGCCTGTGGTTACTGCTACACCTGCGTTATGACCTACTGCTGTGTTGTGAGTAGCAGTAGCTGAAGTAAAGTTTTGAGCAGTTAATGCTTGCCTACCTATTGCTACAGATTTACTACCTTTTGTGTCATCAGTTAAAGCGCCTTGTCCAATAGCTATATTGTCACTAGCCTCAGTTAATGCGTCACCAGCAACCATCCCAACTATAACGTTAGAATCTCCAGTAGTAATCGCCGTACCTGCTTGATCGCCCACGACAGTATTAAAATTACCACCGCTTTGAATGCTGTTACCTGCGTCGACACCTGCGCGGAAGTTGCTTGTGCCTGCTGAAGCAGTAATTATGTCTGCTCCATTTGCAAAGGTTACGTCTGCTGCAAAGTTAACTGCACCATCTACGTCTACTATGTCTAGGTTAGTCGTGCCGTCAATGTCTACGTTACCTGAGATATCTAAAGAAGCCGCAATGATCTCGCCGCTTGCGTTGATAGCTCCGTTAATGTCAATCGTAGTTGCCGCAATTTGAATTTCAGTGTCAGCTACAATGTCTAGTTGACCATCAGTACTTGAGTTAATGTAGATCGCTGAGTCTCTAAACTGAACCTTCTTATCAGTACCCAGAGTAGAATCAGCGTTAGAAGCAAAGCCACCGTTAAACACAGTAGCGGCAGTTGTAGTCAGTACGCCTGTAACAAGGGCAGTGGTCGCCATATTTACAGCGCCATCAATATCTACTACGTCTAAGTTAGTTGTACCATCTACATCTAGATCACCATTAAAGTCTACGTTACCTGCGACTGTAAGTGTTGTAGCCATGTCAACAGCGCCATCAATGTCAACAATGTCTAGGTTTGAAGTGCCGTCTACATCTATATCTCCTGATATATCCAAGGAAGCGCCTGTTAGGACTCCTGCAACGGTAAGCGTAGAGGCCATGTCTACTGCGCCATCTATATCCACTACGTCTAAATTAGTAGTACCGTCTACGTCTATGTTTCCTGATATATCTAATTCAGTACCTATTAATTTTTGTGTAAGAGTTACTACACCATCACTTGCAATCGCAATTGCATCTGCATCTCCAACTGAACCAATTTGTCCAGCGTTTGCAATCGTAATACCGCCACTATGAATATCTCTACCAGTAAAAGTAGCTACACCATCAACTTGAAGCGTTGTAGCCATGTCAACAGCACCGTCAATATCTACAACATCAAGGTTAGCTGTTCCATCTACATCTATATCGCCTGAGATATCAAGAGAAGCACCTGTTAAGACTCCGGCTACGGTAAGTGTAGAAGCCATATCAACTGCGCCATCAATATCTACTACATCAAGATTAGCTGTTCCATCAATATCAATGTCTCCAGAAATATCTAAAGAAGAACCTGTTAAGACTCCAGTAACGCCAAGAGTACCAGCAATCGTTGCATTAACATCTACATCAAGCGTGTCAATATGAGCTGTACCATCTAGGTAAAGATCTCGCCACTCTTGTGAAGAGCTTCCAAGGTCAAATGCACTATCAGTATTCGGAATAATATTGCTGTTTACATCTGCACCAAATACAACATTATCTGAAGCTGCATCACCTAAAGTAAGTGTACCGCCGTTAAATGTAGTTGTACCTGTTACTACTAAGTTACCACCTACATCTAAGTTGCCTGAAATATCTACAGCACCATTAATATCAATAGTAGGTGCAACAACCTGTACTTCAGTATCAGCAACAATATCAAGCTGTCCATCAGTGCTAGAGTTTACATAGATTGCAGTATCTCTAAATTGTATTTTATTATCGGTAGCAATAGTTGTAGCGGCTGCAATGTTTACTGCACCATCAATGTCTACCACGTCTAGGTTAGTAGTACCATCTACATCAATGTCTCCAGAGATATCAAGGCTTGCAAATACTGAAGTACCTGTAGCTGTTACAGTACCTGAAACATCTAGATTAGCATTAACATCTACAAGCGTAGCATTAAGTTCAATCTCGTCTGTTGCTGCAATATCTAATACAGTACCAGAAGGAGCATTAATGTACTGTGTAGTATCATTAAAGAATAAACCTCTTGCACCATTTAAAAGAAGACCAGCATCTGCTAAGTGAGTAAGCGTTACATCTTGATCGTCTCCAAAAGCGATAAGAGCACCGTCAGCAAGGAAAAGATCACTGAACTCTAAAGATGTTGTACCTAGTGAAGCGCCATCAGAGGCATCAGGCACAAAGGCTGTAGTAGCTGTAATAGTAGTTGCCTGTAAGGTACTAGAGCCTGTAATGGCTCCTGTGACCCCTAGAGTGCCACCAATAGTAGCGTTACTAGAACCTGTAATAACGCCTGTGACTCCTAGAGTTCCAGCAACCGTGGCATTGACATCAACGTCCAAAGTGTCGATGTGAGCTGTTCCATCCAAAAATAAATCTTTAAACTCCAGTGAGGCTGTACCCAGATCAATGTCATTATCAGTAACAGGAACAATAGCACCATCTTGGATTCTAATTTGCTCAACAGGCGATCCACTAACTTCAACGAATACTCCCCATCTATTATTTGTAGTATCTACTACAATTTTATTATTAAAATTTAAATCACCGATCTGTGTAACGTTACCACCTTGACCAGCACTTCCATCGTGTCTGTGTCCGGTAGAACTGGCACTGCTTGAAGAGTATGTAAAAGCGTTTACTACTTGGTTAAATTCATTATTAAATAAAGCCGCTGTAATTGTATCGCCATCAGCAAACGAACTTTGTCTTGTATAATTCTGAGCCATTAATTTATCTCCTGCCTGAAGGCATATAATCTATATAAATACCGTTTACAGCGTATGATGGTTTTTGGTCGTCGCTTGAAATTCTAAAGCTACATGTATTGCCAGAACCTTCTAAAGTAATTCTTTCCATAGGATCAGTAGTTGCTCCAAAGGTTACAGCGTTTAATACTGCTGTTCCAAAAATAGCAGGTAGTGAAATTGTAGATACAGCAAATGGTTCTGGTTGAGGTATATCAGGATCTTCATAGTCATAACGCACTCTAAAGCTAGGAAGAATTTCTCCTTCAGGACTAAAAGAAACTCTTGCATACTTTAAAGTTTTTCTAGTTCCTATATCACCAAAGTCAAAATTAGGTGTTTCATATATAGCAGAAATATCTACTGCTGAACCAGCATTATGAAAAGAATTACCACTTATGTGGTTATAAACGTAACCGTCTTTATCGCCGTGATATATTTTTTCTACGTTGTCTGAATCTAAATCAGAAGCTAGTCCCAGTGCTTGAATACCTACTGTCTCTGACCACGCAAAACCGTTAGATGTTAAAGTTCCTATAATACCTTTAGCTATATTAGGACTTGTCCCTTCTGTACTATAAAATAATCTATACTGAGACTTGCTTCTTAAAACTGCACTTGTAATAATATTAGCAGCGTTTATTGATATGTCTTTAATAATGTCTTGTATTTGCCTACTAACAGAGCTTAACTCTACGTCACCAATTCTTGCTGTACCTGCTACAGTACGTACACCGTCTGGAGCTAAGAATAAAATATCACCACCAATTTCTTGAATGCTTCCGTGAGATAAACAACCCACGTTAGTTGTAATAGGTGTTACTGCAACAGTGCTGGAATTATTTATATTAGAAAGTTTTTGTATACTGTTATTACCAAAAATAATTAAGTCACCACGAAAACTTGCTAGTCCTACAACAGCATCAGAAATTACTATACTTCCTGATCCTGTACTGCTAAAGCTATCAATGTCATTTGTACCACTATAGTACACAGTATTTTTAGATGACGAATCACCAGCAACCACAAGGTGTTTATCGTGTATAACTGCTATTGCTGGGCCTACGGTACTGCTTACAGTAATTTCTTTAGCAAAAAAAGTACGTGTTTCTAAGCCACCAGTGCCTGTCATCTGAAATAAAAACGGCTCATTGACCCCATCACAGATTACAATCTCTCCGTAATCTGAAGTACCTTCGTAGGTTGCAAAAGTACAACGGCCTTGGCCAGTTCTAGCAGCAACTGAACGACCTGTAAAGGCACTATAGTTATCACCGCCAGAAGCTACAGAAGCTTTATTAAGCTGTAGCCATGTTGTTTCCCCATCAATACTAAAGAATATACCAGTTCCTGAACAGACAATAACACCGTCAGCGTATAC